AGAGTCGGCGGAAAAGTGGTCCTGCCTGAGGCGATCTCTGTACTGAAGATGGGCTAAGCCCGAAGGAGATACACATCATGTCTTTCATTGGACCAACCGGAAAAAACCCGTCCAGGTACTTCTGGACGATCCAGATGCTTGTCGCGGCTGTCTACAAGACGGCTCAGACAAGCGCCTCCATCGACCGTTATCGCAATGGCGGCTACGCGGCCTTGACGCTTGAACTGTGCCCTGGCCTGTGGACGGATGGCACGCACGCCTTCACGATCAACGAGTCGGATGACAACTCAACCTGGACAGCGGTCGTGGCGGCTGACTTGATGCCCAATCCTGAAGTGGGCGTGTATGGCACGGCTTCCACGTTCCTGCCGATCAACGCTGCTACGGCTGTTGTGCAGCGTATCGACTATATTGGCCGCAAACGCTATGTGCAGGTGGTCTCGGCGGAGACAGGCGCAACCGGCGCGGCCTATGCGCTCTTGGGTCACCTGTTCGCGCCGAACGTCTTCCCGGCGGCCTAGGTAACTTAAAGGTAACGCTGAGGTAACGCTATGGCTGATAGCTTGAAGCTTGATTGGCAAGTCACGGTCCCGGTTTCGGTAGAGCCTGTAGGGTTGGGTGATTTACGCTCGACGAATACAGGTTCCTACCTGCGTGTGGACTTCACGGATGACGATACGGTGCTCTCGGCGCTGATCTCGCAGTGCAGAGCGGACGCCGAGCGCATGACCGGCAAAGCGTTTGCGCCACAGACCATTCAAGCGATGTGGACGATGCCGCAAATCAACGCCGGGAGCCTGTCCGGCTTCAAGCTCCTGTACGACCAGGACTTTTACCAGTACAACGAGAGCCTGGGGGCCAACCCGTTCAGTCCAGCGCCGCTTATGCTGACCTTGCCGATGCCGCCCTTGACAGCGGTGAGCCTGTTTGAGTACAGGATCACGGTCTTCAACGCCTGGCAGACGTGGCCGGCGCTGGTGAATGGCGTGCCGAACTATGTGGTGGACACGCTGCCTATCCCTGGCGTGGTGTTGCTGCAATATCCGCCACCGGCCTACCAGTACCGGCTGACGTACACGTGTGGGTATACGACGCTGCCGCCTGAGCTGAAGCTGATGTTGTTGCAATATATCGCCTGGAAGTATGAGAACCGGCTCGGTGAGGACAAGGGAGACGAGCTGCGCAACATCTTCTTAGGCAGAAAGAGTTGGGTGCTATAATGCCGTCGCTCTCAAGCCGTAAACAGGTATCCAGCACAGCGTCAGGTCGCAAGGTGATTATGAAGTTTCAGCAACTCACCGGCACACCCAACGGTCAGGGCGGCTTCGTGAATGGTGGCACCTGGAATGATGTGGCAGGGCTCACCAATGTGCCGATCACGATCAGAGCGTGGACGCCCTATGAGAAGTTTCTAGCCCAGCAGCTCTATCCAGGTGTGACGAGTAGGGCGTATATGCGCTGGCGACGCGGTGTCAATGTGCTGGTGAGCATGCGTGCGATGTATGGCAGCCACGTCTACTGGATACGCGGGGTGTCGAACTACGATGAGGCGAACACGGATATCATCTTGTACCTGGAAGAATGGCAACCAACGGGGACGATACGACAGTAAGGAGGGACTATGCGTATAAACGGATTTCGCTGTGATGCCTGCTCAAAAGAGCATCTCTTTGAAGCAGCATTTTTGATGCAAAACACGGGAATGGAACTACTGCCTGCTGATTGGTTCATTGTGCATCACGGTAAACAAGGCGAGGTGCCCTTGATGTTCTGCTCATTGCAGTGTCTTGCAGACTGGACACATAAGCAACTCCCGGAACCCAAAGAAGTCGCGCCTGGCACATCGGAGAACTGGTGGTAAGCCATGAGCGATGAAGTCACGATCAGCGGCATGGACGCGGTATTCGCGCAGATCGATGCGCACTACCAGAAGCAGGTCAATCGCGCCAATAAGTTCGTGCATCTCGCGGGCTTCACCTGTCAGAAAGTCGGCAAGATCAACTGCCCGGTAGGCACACCCGAAAGCACGGGCATCAAGAACTACCACGGTGGCAGGCTGCGGGCCTCCATCCAGGTGGACAACTCGGTGTTTCTGGAAAGCACGGTTGGAACAAACGTTTACTATGCGCTGTGGGTCCACGAGGGAACCGTGAAGATGCGCGGACGGCCATTCTTGCGGCAAGGGTTCGATGCTGGCGCAAAGCAGTTGCAGGCTGATCTCGGAGGGAGTGACATTTGAGCGCGCAAACATCGCTCTCAGAAGTGCAAACGGCTATCTACAGCAGGCTCACCGGCGATACAACGCTGATGGCAATGCTGGCGACGCCGCTCATGGGCACCTTTGCGGTGTTTGGCTTCGGCAACGTGCCGGAGAACCAGTCATTCCCGTACATCACGCTCGGGGATGCGCAGGAGAAGCCGCTCAACGCCTTTGGCACGCGGGGCTATGTCACGATGGTCAAAGTGCACATCTGGGATAGCCAGTTCGGCGGCTTCCAGAAGGCGCAGCAGATTTTAGCCAGGATGAATACCTTGCTCGATCAGCAGCCGATGACGCTGGCGACGCAAAAGCTGGTGTATTTCCTGTACCAGGCGGCAATCACCCTGAATGACCCGGGGGATTACAAGATTTTACATATATCCGTGGAGTACGAGTCCTTCACTCAGGAGATGTAGACAAATGTTATGCACATGTTATGCACATGTGTACACGAGAAGTAAGGAGATGCCATTATGGCTGTAGCCGCATATCCAGCGACTCTTAAAATCGGGGCTAATGCCATCTTAGACCTAATGACCCATGAGTTGCCCTTCAAGATGGACAATGTCGAGACAACAGCGTTTAGCGGCTCTGGTGGCGCTGCGGTTGGAACAAAAACATTCGTTCCAACCCTGGTGGGTATGCAGGCCAAAGTCACCGGCTCATGGAACAAGGCTGACACGAACGGGCAACTGGTCATGGAAACAAACTTCTTTGCCAGGACGCTGACCACGTTCATCTTCTCGCCCAACGTCACGAACACCTACACGTTCTCAGCATGGATCATCGATTACATCGTCAAGACGGATCCCAAGTCCAAGGTGGACGTCGAGTTCACCCTGCTGATGAACGGCACCGTAACGCTCGCCTAATAGCCTAGAAAGTGAGGCCGCACGATGGCTGTAGCCGGTTATAACTCGCAAGTCCTTGTGGCATCGCTGCCCAGTGTGGCCTTGACTGACGATGCGACTACGACGGCGGACGGTGGTATCACCTATGTTACATCGGTAGCCGCGCACCGCTACCTGGACAAATCAGTAGCGGTGGTGGTGCAGGCGCAATTCGACGAAGTGCAGCAGATCGCGCTCACCGGCAATCCGACCGGTGGCACATTCACGCTGACCTTTGGTGCTCAGACGACAGGAACGATCAACTGGAATGACCCGGCCTCAACGGTGCAGACGAGGCTCCAGGCGCTTTCCAGTATAGGCGCGGGCAATGCGCTGGTGACTGGCGGGCCTGGGCCAGGCGTCCCGTGGGTGGTGGAATTTGCGGGCACACTGGCGAAGACCGCCGAAGCGTTGATCACGCGCACCACCAACAGCCTGACAGGTGGCACATCCCCTGATGCGATAATCACGCGCATCGTCGGTGGGAGCGGTGTCTATACCGCGATCACACCTACAGGCACGCCGCCGTTCACGCTCTTTAGAGCAAATGCGCGTATTGTGTTTACTCAGGCCATCCCAGGCGCTTTAGTGCGGTTTCACTCTGGCAACTACTTCCCGTATGCGCAGATTGCCGAGGCGGCCTCCTGTGAGTTCAGCGGCAAGATGAACACGGAGGACACCACGACGTTTCAGAGTGCAGCGGCCTCAAGCGGCGGCAAGAACTTCACGCCAACCACGCTTGAGGGCACACTCAAGTATGGAAGCTTCTGGATCAACATAGCCAGGGCGCAAAGCCTGGTAGCGCGTGATTTCTTGATTGTGAGCTTTCAAACGCCGCCTGGCAACCGCTACGAGGGGTTCTGTTATGCAGGCGATTGCAACATCAAGACGGATGCAGGCAAGGTCGTGACGCAGGATTTGGTGTTCCAGTTGACCGATGAGTTCTTTAATTCTTAGTGATTATAAGGTAAGGAAAATTACATGTCACATAACGCGGCGGAGGCGCGGGCTCTGCTCTTTAATCGCAAGTTGCAGGAGAAGCTGGTGGAGTTCTCACTTCCTGGGCTTGAAGAGCTTGACGGGGAATTGTCCGTGCTGGAGCTCAAAGCCTCCGAACTCAAGCAGTGCGAGAAGCTGGCGGAGGGTCCAGACGGGGAAGCAGATGAAATCCTGATGATGGCTGCGGTGGTGTGCAAGTCCCTGGTCATGCGCGCCACCAAAGAACGCCTGTTCAGCGATACGGATATGGGCACGATCAACTATGCGACGGGCGAAGGCTCTGGCGTGGCAGCCTTCGGCCTGGTCGTGCTCAAGCCGTTATCTGACCTGGCTTCTCAGGCATCGGGGATTGGCGTTGATTTGCTGGCCGAAACGAAAAAAAAGTTGCAAGCAGCCCAATCAAACGGTTCTCAAAATTCCTCTACCGAGAGCTCGGGGCAGCCGGCTCAGGACTTACAGAAGATGAATTCTTCGAGCGCATGACGGCAACGGAATTCCACGAGTGGATTGTCTTCTACCAGTTGGAAAAAGAGGACACACAGGCAGAGATCGAGGAAGCCAAACGCAAAGCACGCGAGGAAGCAGGAAGCAACTAGATGAGTACAGTATCAGTCGGTGATCTCCTGGTGAAATACAAGGCAGACGTGTCTGATCTGACTTCGAAGGTCAAATCGGTGAAGTCCGAACTGTCCTCTGTGTCCTCAAACGCTGAGCAGTCAGGCAAAAGCCTCAAGAAGACGGGTGAGGGTGCCAAAGAGGCGGGCTTTGGCTTCGGCGAGATGATCAAGCACGCCCTGGCCTTTGCCGCAGTTGACGAAGGGCTGGCGACGGTTGGCGGGGCTTTGGGCTTTCTCAAAGAGCAGACGCTTGACGTGATTGGCGTGACTGAGAAGCACGCATTTGTGGCAGCACAGACGGTTCAGGTGCTCAAATCGACAAAGGACGTGTCAGGCGAAACCACTGCTTCACTCAACGACATGGCTGATGCGCTTTCCCAAACAACAGACTTTTCGCATGATACCATCCAGGGCGGGGAAAATCTCCTGCTCACCTTCACCAACATCGGCAAGGGCGTGTTTCCGCAAGCGACACAAAGTATCCTCGACGTGTCGCAGGCGATGGGCCAGGACTTGAAATCAAGCGCCATTCAGGTAGGCAAGGCGTTGGGTGATCCCCTGACCGGCATGACCGCGCTACAAAGGATTGGCGTCACCTTCAGCGCGACCGAGAAAGAGCAGATCAAGACGATGATGGCGCATCACGATGTCATTGGGGCGCAAAAGGTGATTCTGAAGGAACTGGGCACGGAATTCGGCGGCAGCGCGCAGGCGGCTGGCAAGACCTTCGGCGGCATGATGAAGGGACTCTCAAACACGATGGAGGATGTCAAGATCAAGATCGGTACGGCTGTGATGCCTCTCTTGACACGGCTTGGACAGTGGTTTATAGCAAACGGTATGCCATTAATCACGAATTTCAGCACGATCTTGACTACTAAGCTGATCCCTGGCTTTGTCAATCTCATTACCATCGGCAGCAATGTCGTCAATTTCTTCAAGCAGAACGAACTGGCGATGGACGGACTGAAAGCCGTGCTGGCAGGCGTGAGTATCGTTATCGCGGTCGCGTTGGTCAGTGCCTTTATCGCCTGGGCTACAGCGGCGTGGGCTGCGGCTACAGCAACCATTGCAGCAACGTGGCCTATTCTGCTCATAGGGGCGATCGTGGCTGCGGTGGTGTTTGGCATCATCCTGGCAGTCCAGCACTGGGGGCAAATCACGCAATGGCTGGGGAATCTGTGGGCCACGGTCAGCGGCTGGATTGGTGACCGTTTCTCCTGGCTTGGCGACCATGTACACGGTATCATCAACGCGATAGGCGGCTTGTTCAGTTGGATTGGTGCCCAGTTCAGCAAGCTTGGGTCATTCTTCCATGCGGTAGGTCAGGCCATCGGTGGCGTCTTCTCGTGGATCGGTGGCCTGATCCACGATGAAATTTTGGGCTGGGAGATGCTCTTTTCCTGGATAGGCGATCGGTTCAGCAGCCTCGGCTCCTTCTTCCAGACTATCGCAGGCGCAATCGGAGCCGCCTTCTCAGGCCTGGGCTCGCTCATCTCCGGCGTGTGGAACGGCATCGTGGGGGATATCAGGCAGGCTATTAACTGGATCATCTCAATGATCAACGGGTTTATTGGTGGCATCGACTCCATCGGGATAGACATAGGGCCTGTCCACATCCACCCCAACATCCCACAAATCCCCTACCTGGCGTCAGGCGGCTACATCGAGTCAACCGGCCTGGCGATGGTGCATGCAGGTGAGAGCGTGGTACCGGCGCGTGCGAGCTCAGGCGGCGTTGGCGGAACGCAGACATTCATCTTAGAAGTGGATAGCGTGCAATTGGCACAGGTCAACGCCAGGGCGACGGACCGGATCGTACGTCTCAAGCTTGGGGCAGGAGGTCGCGCGCCATAATGGGTACGTTAAGTGTTGCCATTAACAGCGTTCCCGTGCAAATCCTCGAAAACTCATTCCAGGAAAGTGACGCGATCAGCGCTGTATCCACCCTTATGTTCAAGGTGAAGGATGACTCAGGCTCAAACCACTACACCAAAGGCCAGCCCGTTTCGATTACTGATTCAGTCAACGGTGTGCAATACACCGGCTTTGTGAGCGCAGCCATAGAGGATCGAGTGAGCCCCAACACACTCATCATTACCGACATTGGTGTGCGCGATAATCACTATCTCGCCGAGAAGCGTACCTACGACGGGCCAGAGGCGCAAAACATCTATGCTGGCGTCATGTTCTGCCAGATGCTGAACACGCTTGCAAGTGAGGGCATCGTATCCAAATATGCGTTTGATCGGGACACGACCGCGACTGATTTCAATGCAGGCACGCTTACGGGCGTTGTGGGTGCATCCAATGTGGATGACGGCGATCTGGAACTGGTGCCAGCAGGAACGAACGTCAGCCAAACCGACAGGACCACGGCTGACTTTGCCGCTAGCTCACAGTCTCTTAGCGTCGATGCACGCAATAATCAACTCAACCTGCACGCATACAACGTGATCAAGCTGACCGGAACATGTGCCATCAGCGGCAACAATGCGTTTCTCTACTGGAAGATTTGGAGTGGTTCGCAGGGCATCATCGCCGGTAATTTCATCGAATACGATGTGTGGATATCGTCTTCGAGTCCATTGCAGCAGGCGGCGGTTGACCTGGTGTGTACTGATGGTACGACCATGCGTGATTTCAACTCTCAAGGCATCGTTGATCAGATGGGCATGAAAGCGCATCCAGGCGGCGACCTTTCCGGCTTCGCAACGGACACCTGGTATCATCGCAAGATTGATATAGGCGGCCTGGCCGGCAAAACCGTTGCCTTTGTGGATATCGCGTTTGAGGGTGACAACGTTGGCAGCTACCAGGCGTATTTCAGGAACGTGAAACTCACAGGAACCTCTAGCGCTACGTTCTATGACAGCACGACGCATCCCTACGACCCGCAAAACGCGCCACTTCAGACGAGCGCGCAAGTCTCCAATCAAGGCTATGCCAATGTAAGCGTGCAGGTGATCACCGCCTATGACCAGTTTGGCTACCGCATCAGCGACACCATCAGCATTGACGCAGCCAAGGTGGTGAATTCCTCTCAAGTGTCCTGGTCCTCCGTCGTCCCAGCAGGCGTAACGCCTGCCTCTCAGGTGGCAGGGAATACCGGGCCACCTGTGCCAAATGGAACGACGCTCACCATTTTGACAAGCATTGACACGGACGCAACGTGGCAGCCGGCTGTCTTCAATGCGCCTATTGCCGATTTAGCAGCGGGCTTCAATGTTGCGGGTCGCAGCCTCTACACACAAATCGTGCTGGCGATCACCGGCACCACGCCAGAGCAGACGCCGGCTGTTTCCACGCTGACCACACTCGTTACCACCGCCTATGTCGCAGGCACCACGAACGCGCTGGCAAGCTATAAGAACAACACGGATTTCGCTACAGGCACCAATGGCAACACACAAAACTGGGGGCCTGCCATAACGCCAACGTTCGGAACCATTCACGGCAACGCTGCTATCACGCTGCTGGGCATGTTTTACGACTGGGATAAGCACTTCTTCCAGGATCAGCAGAACACCTCCTTTGAAACGCTCTTTGGCGCAACATCGCCAGCACAGGCCAACTTCAGGCACCAGCTAAAACTCACGACCGGGACCGGCACGGATGTGAAGTCGCGCTTAGATAGCTTTGGCGGCGGCGGGAATAGCTTCCAGAATTTCACGGCGCAAGTCACCGTGCAAATACCACCGACCAGCGCAACCATCGGCCTTGTGTACCGCACGACGGGGTGGGTGAATGCCAACAATACCTATGCCTACGCAGCGGATATCTCAACGACGGCTGTTCAACTTGGCCGAGGGACCAATGGGGGAGCATCGACATTTACGCTGATTACCTCCACGGCAGTGACCTTAACGGCTGGCAACTGGTATACGCTCAAGATCGTGGTCAATGGCAATAACCACCAGGTGTTTGTGGACGATGTGCAGTATATCAACGCAACCGATGCGACCTACCCGGCTACCGGCCAAATCGGATTGCATTTCTTTGACAATACCGGCTCGACACAAAGCGGCTTCTTCGAGAACTTTGGGGTGGTCGCCACCCTCACCGGCACGTGGATTTCGCCAGCGGTCAGCTTGAACGCGCTTACCACCATCGGGCAAAGCGCGGTCTTCTGGAATGCCCTTGTGCCCGCTGGTGGGAGCCTGATTTGTGAATCCACCATCAACGGCGGCTCTACCTACCAGGCCGTTGCGCAAGGCGGGCAAATCGGCAACTTGCCCCCAGGCACAAGCACAGTTGGGGTGAGTGTGCAACTGCGTTTTACGTTCACCACGCCCAATGCGAGTGTGACGCCTGTGTTGCAAGCGGTGAGCGTTTGGGCGGTCAGTCAGGTAACGGCCTCAGGCAATCGCATATCCCCTGCGCTCTCCCTCACCAACGTCGGGCGTTTAGGCGGCTCGGTCGTGGCATGGAACAACGTCGCGCTGGCCTCAGGTGCCACGCTCGGAGTGGATGCGCGTGTGGATGCGGGCTCGTGGGTAGATGTGACCGGCAGCAATGGCGGGGCTATTCCCGGCCTGACGGCGCAGCCCAATCCGACCAACGACAGCTTCACCAGTGATACGCACACGAACTATAGCAGCACGTTTGCGACCGGTGGCGCTGCTGTGACTTCAGCGACATTCGATACAGCCAATAGTCGCTTGCTGCTCACCGGCGGCACCAATGCGCTCTATATCAACAATCTGGCTACCGCTCTCGGAGATGTAGATTTCCTTGTGGACATAGACGAGTCGGATAACGGCGGCCTGGTGTGGCATTTCATCGACGGGAATAACTTCTATGACCTGATAGCCAGGGATGGTAGTAGTTCAGGCAGCCCACAAAGCTCTCTCACGCTGTTCAGAGTCCTGGCAGGAGTACGAACACAGGTAGCGCAAGCGACCGGCCTGGTATGGCCTCGGCCTTCCTATCACCGCTTCAGAGTGACCATGCTAGGAAGCATCATTACGGTCTATATGGACGGCGTGCAGCAATTGAGCTATACCGATGCAACCCCGGTAGGTGCTGGCAAATGCGGCATGCGCAACGATGTGGCGGCAAAAATAAGCCGCTATTATCAGATCAATATTCAACCGCAAGGCGATAACGTGAGCAGCCACACCGTCCAGACACGGCTGCGCCTGGCTACCACCAACCCACAGGCCACGCCTCAGGTGACTGATGCAACGCTATGCGCATTCGGTACCACGATTGCGCTCGGGGTGCTGGTCCCCCAGACGAACTACTTTCACAAGTACATCGACAAGAATAACGATGATTTAGCGAAGCGCTCAAACTTCTGGTGGTACTTCGACAAGAACAAGGTGCCGTATTTCCTGCCAACGAACGGCATACCGGCGCCCTGGATTGGCAGTAGCACGCCTGGCTGGATGGACAATGGCCTTCTGACTTCAGACTTCCAGGATGCCAATATCACCGTCGAGGACTCTTCAGACCTCTATCGCAACCGGCAAATCATTGATAATGTGCTGGCCCCTGTCACGATCAACGAGACCAGGCTAGGAGATGGCGTGAGCACCTCCTGGACATTTGGTAACCAGTGGGCGGGCGCGCCAACGATCACCACCACCGTCAACGGCGTGGCTATAGTAGCGACGGTGGGCGTGAAGAATGTGGATAGCGGCAGGCAATTTTATTATGCCGTGGGGGACAACACGATCACTGAGGACAGTTCAGGACCGGTGTATGACGCAACGTTTACGCTCAACTTCACAGGGCCAGGGCAATACCTGACCTATAGCCAGGCCGATAACAGGGCAGAGCAGACGGCCATCGCGGCTGTCGAAAGCGCTGGCTCTGCGTTCTACGTCCCGCGTGCTTTGAGCGGCACATTTCTTTTCACGAAAACAACTGGCATTGTGGTCAATGTGGAGGATGGTGCCGGGCTCACGAAAGCGCAAGGGGACGCGCTGGCACAGGACAGGCTCAACCAGTACAGCGTGCGCGGTAGATTGCTCAAAGCCTCGACGCGGCGCTATGGCCTGGCACCGGGGCAACTGTTCAATGTGTTCCTGCCCGAGCATGGCGTCAAGGATGGCTTGTTCCTGATCAGGCAGGTGCAAACGAGGCTCACGACGGAGGGGCCGACCGGGGCCATGGTGCAACAGCCGTGGTACACAATAGAGGCCATAAGTGGGCCGGATGTGGGGGATTGGTCGAAGATGTATGCAAGAACATAAAGAAAGGAAGCAGGCATGGATTGGATTTTCTTTATACGGCTGATCATCCTGATCACGTTCTTACTGATCCTGGTATGGGATGTGACAGCCATTATCTTTATACGCCGGTTCTACGCACGCTATGTCACCAAGCATCGTGAGTTGGAGGTGCGGCTAGAAGCCACCGAGCGCCGCATCAAGGCACTTGAGGAAATTACATGACCAACTGGACGCAAATTCTCGCTATCCTTAGCTTCTTCCTGGCACTCGTGGGCCCCTTGGGTATCGTGCTGGCGCTGCGTGGCAGCAAATTGCAAGAGGAGCAAAAAATCGCTGAACGCGTCAGGGACATGTACCACGACGAAAACGAACTGCTGCTCTCGCGGGTAACGCGGCTTGAGGCAGACAGTAAGCACTGCAATAAAGTGATAGAACTCATTATCGATACATTGCAAAAAGTCAAGGGCATCACGCTTGAGGTCGAAGATAGCGTCATCACGCTGCGCGACGGCGCAAGCACGCATAGAAGCAAACTGAGCGATACAGGCCCGCTGAAAGCAGTATGAAAGGAGAATAACATATGGCAGGGAAAGCGACCTACCTGGAGGATCAGGTACTTAACTACATGAAGGGGACAACGTTTGTAGCACCCACGACAAACGTGTACGTGGCGCTCTTCACGACGGCTCCCGCCGATGATGGGACAGGTGGTACTGAGGTGTCGGGCGGCTCCTATGCACGCGCACTCGTCGCCAGGTCAAGCGGTTGGTCAGCCATCACCGGCGGCACGGCACCGCACCAGATCAGCAATGCGGGTGTCATTACATTTGCAACCCCCACAGCCAACTGGGGGACTGTGCTGGCTATCGGTATCTATGACGCGCTCACGACGGGCAACCTCTTGTACTGGAATACCATCACGTCCCAGGTCATCAATACAGGCGTCGTGGCAAGTTTCGCCATTGGTGCTTTAGTCGTATCTGAAGATTAAGTAGTGCTCATTCAACAAAGAAAGGAAACACACTCATGGCCGTAGGTTCAACTCCTAGGGACTCTGGCAATATCCCTCTTGGATGCGTGCTTGTGCCTGGCGACACCACGCCACAAGCCTTGCAGGGGGGCGCGGAATTTACCGATGCGAACAGCAACATCTCGGCACCGGTCAGGGCGGAGATAACACCGAATAGCAAGGCGACTTATGTGGCTTCTGGCACTGTCGTTCCTGTAACGGGTGCAACTGACCTCGTGACTATCATCGGGTCGGCGACCAAGCTCGTCAAGCTCCTTCGCGTTATCTTCTCAGGAACTATCACGACAGCAGCTATCAACGGCTCGGTGTCGATTGTGAAGCGTAGCACGGCAGATACCGCTGGAACCAGTACGGCACCCACTATTATCCCTCTTGATAGCAATAACGCTGCTGCGACGGCTGTCCTGGCTGCCTACACAGCCAACCCGACGCTAGGCAATACTGTCGGTACGATCTGGCAAGCGAAATACCTCTACCAGATTGCAGCTAGCGGGAATCCGACGGTCCTGATGATTGACTTCAGCCAGTTGGGCCAGGCGGGTACGTTGCGCGGTGTGGCGCAGCAACTGGCCCTCAACCTGAATGCCGTGGCCTTTGCCTCGGCGGGATCGGTGGATTACTCCTTCGTCTTCACTGAAGAGTAAAGCGGGGTAAACCTTGGCAATCATTGGAAGCGATAGCTTTTCGCGTGCCGATCAATCAGGCTGGGGGAATGCCTCGGACGGACAAACATGGTCACAAGTCCAGGGCGCCGGCACGCTCGCTATCGCCTCTAATGAGGGCACATTTACCGGGCAAATCGCCACTGATGAGGTGATGGTGCTTGGGAGCACGAGCCAGGCCGATACCGATTGCCTGGTTCGCTTCAAAGTCACCAATTCTGGTAACGACGTGCCAGGTGTGGTGTTCCGCTCCAATGGCTCCAACACGTTCTACCGTGTCAGAAATAATAGCGGCACACTCGGTATACGGCGCATCAATGCAGGGTCATCGACCACGGTAGGGGTTGATACAGCGGTAGCCATGTCTGCCGGGACGTTCTACTGGATACGTGGTAAGATCGTCGGGTCTACCATCTATGCGACCATGTGGGCCGATGGAGGCTCCGAACCGGCGCCGCAAATCACCGTAACAGACGGCACACCGATAAGCACGGCAGGCCGCTTTGGCATCTATGCCTCGATCAATACGACCGCGACCGATACGATCTTCTATGATCACTTTACTGCGACCGATACAGTTGTAGCGGCACCCTCAACCTATCCGCGTTTTATCCCACGTGCGCTGGGCGCGACGATTATCCCGGTCATTGTCAGCCAACCGTTGCCGTATATCGACCGTGCATTAGGATCCACGATTATCTATGAGGACCGTACGTTCATCCCACGCGCACTAGGCGGGGTCTACATTCCTGATACCGTGATGTGGGTACCGCGCGGTCTTTCCAGCATAGTGCAGTCCTCGCTGTTACGTAGCCTCACCCTTGCCGGGGTAGGGACACTTTCGCCAACGCTTTCCGCAAACCTTGCGTTGCCCGCTACGACCCTCGCCGGCGTAGGGACACTCACCGGCACGCTTTCACTTAGTGCGGCGCTCACAGCAGAGTGCGACGGGGTAGGAACGCTGGCGGGCACGCTCTCAGCGAATACGGCGCTCTCGGCGCAGCTTGCGGGTGTGGCTACATGCTCTGCATTAAGCCTGCAAACGCAAGCGAGCCAGCCGCTTCCCTATATCGGGCGTGGGCTGCTCTCCACGATTGTCTACGAGGCGCGTGTATTCATCCCACGCGCTCTCAGCGCAACCTATATCCCTGACACGTCCATATGGGTACCTCGTGCCCTTGATAGCGGCGCGATGCAGCTACAACCGCTTGCGGCCACACTGCCCGGAGTAGGGACGCTTGCGGGGACACTTTCGACAACAGGCGGCGTATCGCTCTCAGTCACGATGGCTGGAGTAGGGACGCTTGCGGGGACACTCCCACTCTCAACAGCGCTCTCCACGACTATGAGCGGGGTTGGCACGCTTACGGGAACGCTTAGCGCCTCCCTCACACTTCCATCGACATCACTTGTGGGAGTCGGGACACTTGCGGGCACACTCGTTCTTACAACGGCGCTCAGTCGAACGCTTACAGGAGTAGGGACGCTTACAGGTGTCTTCTCGCCACGGACAGCACTCTTCCTCACCTGCGCAGGTGTTGGCACGCTTGCGGGCAATCTCAGCATACCGTCAACATCCTACCTCACCGCTGTATGGGTGACACGCGATCTTGTCGCTACCTGGGTCACAAGGGATGGCAAAGTCACATGGGCAACGAGAGATGAGAAGGCGGCATGGGCCGCTAGAGATGAGCAAGATACATGGGCAACGAGAGATGAACAGGCGTTATGGAAAACAAGGAGTTAAGTTATGAGCTGGTCCCCAATTCCCGCAGGCGACGGGCGCCCGTCGCATCACACCCTAACGACGGATAGCGGCATCTTTGCCCTGACCGGTGTGGCAAATGGCTCAATAGCGATGCACATGCAGGATACCAACAACGGTTATGCGTTATATGTATGTACGGGCACGTGGGCAGTCACCGATGCGGCGGGCGGCAAGGCTGATTTTACACCGAGCGCCGCTGACTTGCTCACCACCAATCCACTCGGCAAGCCTGGACGCTATCAAGCGTACCCGGTCGTGACGCTCAGCACAGGGCCAGTCCCGATGGATGCCCAGATTGTACTGGTCGTGTCTGAGCCTTAGAAAGGAAGGAGGTATCTATGTCAATTGTTGATCCGCCTATGGTCAACAAGCTGATGCTTGTGCCTGAACAAAATACGTTCATAGGATCACAGCCCGGTTCTGCGCTTGTGATCCACAAGACGGCATCAGGGACGAGCGCCGAGGCTGTCGCAAACTTCTTTACCAATGACCCCAACGGGTCATCAAGTCATTTCGTGATTGGACAAGATGGCGAAATTGTCCAGTGTGTGCATCTTGTTGATGGAGCCGGGGCCAATTGTTGTGTCGAAAACGGGTTCGATCCGTATTGGCAACAATTTAACCCGATGCATGTAGGATCATCGACAGGGACAAACCTCAATACGATCACTGTTTCTATTGAGCACTGTGACCCTGCTTCAGATAACAGCACGCCATTGACTAGCGCACAAAAGGCATCGTCTTTCAAGCTGGTCAAATGGCTTGTCGATCAGTATGGTTTTGATATCACGCCCGATGGGCACGGGCAGATGGTTGATATTAAGGGGCACAACACGATAGACCCGATCAATCGCGCTCGTTGCCCTGGCAATTATCCGTGGGCTGAATTACAGACCTACTTACAAGGAGGTGGAACTATGGGAGTACCGACAGGATGGCATGACGACGGAACGACACTGACCGCACCCAATGGACATAAAGTGGTGCATGGCTTTCGTGCGAAAGTACTGGCAGGATGGGATGCGGCTGATGTACCGCTCGAAGAAGAGCATCAGGTAGCGCATGTGGAGAACTACTACGCATCTGATGCGGGGGCTATCCAGACCTTCAGATTCGCACGCCTCTGCTATACCGCAGCGCGGGGCGTGTACAAGATGGGCATCGGCAACGAACTGCTCGGATGCGAGAAAGCGCTAGCCGCCTGTAAAGCAACGGCCGTGACTACCGTGCAAGGTGTGGATCCTGCCGCTGTCAAGGCATTTGAGGCGCAGGTGAGCATGCAGGCGCATCAGATTGTCATCGCGGCTCAGACGTTGGAGGGCCTGACGGTTCCGTTGTAGGCCATTCAGTGAGGTCGGGGATATGGGAGATAGGGTTATCCTCATCTTCTGTTATCTCTGCCTTTGCTACTTCATAGGTGTATGGCTCAAAGTCATGGAGACTCAGGTTCTCGATGATATGCACAGCCAGGTCGTAGGCACGCTGGGCGATGATGTCTTCAGGCTCACGAATCAAATCATGCAGAGCCGTTTGCAGTTCTGACCAGAGCAGTCTAGCAAAGCCCTGGAAGTGTTCGTTTCGTTCTCGTTCGTTCTTATCCATAGAAAGGATTATACCATGCAAAACAACAAAAACGCCTCTCAACTCGGAGAGGCGGGAGAGGAAGCACTTTGAAGCGGCTGGTTGTATTCAGGCGTACTCTCATCGGGGTCGCATTGCCTGATTTTCCAGCTTTTGCGCGGCAATCCATAGGTATTGAAAGCCTGTTCGCGTGCATCGGCTTTATGCTCTGCCTGAATGTACTGCCCACATGTGCCGTCTTTCTGCTCAGCGTAGAACCAGTGAGACGCGCCATCGCCAATCGTCTCGTTCAGGCGGGCTGCTTTGGCATAGGCATTCTGGCGGCTCTTGTATACCTTGCTGCCATCAACTGGACGACTGGTGTATCGGTCGGAAAGGTAGTTGATCGTCCATCCACCGATAACTTTGTACACTTTGTAGATTGGATAATACTTGGCTGGATAAATGGTAACGGTTTGGTTCATTGGTTCAATCCTTTCGTTTCTTTCAACTCTGTCATGCTTATTCATGACTATGATAAGAGTATACACTGTCATGATATATCATGTCAAGTGTTTTGGCTATCAATTTAGGAGAACTTATCATGAACAACAACAATCCACTCACAGAAATCAGCCTGCTCGTTTTGAGCGTTGCCATGCTGGCAGCCATGACGGTCTTGCTTGTCTTCGGCATAATCACGTATACCGAGGCGCTGAACTTTTTGATTATCGTCGCCGGGCTGTTCGGGGTGAACGTGGCAGCAAAGGCCCCTTCGCCTGCACAGCAACAACAACTTCAGCAACTCACACAGCAGGCGCTCTCGGTGCTGCCCACGGTGGTAGCGGCTACCCAACAGCCTGCACCGACGCCACCACCGGCGGCCGTGCCACCAGAGACGAAATAGGCGAATCTGCTATAATAGGCAAAAGGGAGGATGCATGAGCAACAACGACGCACAGATAGCTGACAGCCCAAATTATCGTCGAGCCTGGAATGACCTGCGGCGGATGTGGGCAGATCATCCATTGGTTCAGGCGCTCTCTAATAAGCCTGGAGATAAAACGGAAAGGAGGGCAGCGAGTATGGCAATACTACCCGAGGGCGATTTTCATTACCTCCACCTACCACCGGAAAAGGTGAAGTACACGCCGCCGATTGTGGATGACGCGGGCATAGACATCTACAACCGCGTGCCGGACAAGTTGAAGCAGGAGATACGCGACAACATCTGGAAGTACCTCGAGCAGGTGCAGCGCGATTATCCGCCTGAGCCACGAGCGGAGGGCGCATGAATGAGATAGATGCCAAAGTGCTTGCAGCAGCGCAAGACTATAATCGTGAATGGGGCAAACCTCCAGCATTAGTGGTCGTTCATCCTGAAATAGCGAAGCGCATGACCACTACGCGCTTTCTTTTTCCTAAGCTGCCCGAGCTTGATATGAGCGCATTTCTACAAGTCGAAAGTCCGCCACCTTGTGGTATCGACACCATTAATGTAGAGGTAAAGATACTGGATACCTCTCGTATGGAACCACTGGAATATGTCCTCTCTTCTGACAGGATTGATTGCCTGAATGAATATCAGGTTATGGAAGTGCTTATGAGGAAATTTTGATGAACGACGATCAATGGGCGGATGCAATAGACAAGATGGTAACCGGGCTAGAGCAGTATAATGCATCAATCCACGCTCTTGGAAAGAAGAGCAACAACGATACACAACCATTGGGGTATCAAGTACCTGAAGAGTTGCCATATCAAGCCTATGATAAGCCTGTAGAAGAGCAACCGGCATTTCTCTGGAAAGCTTTCCAGCAAGCAAAAGAAGCCTGGAAAGCGTCGATTAGGAAGCGTTTAGAGGAAGACGTGAAATTACTCGCGCCTGAGCAGGGACTAAAAAGCGAATGGTGGGAGAAAGAGCAGGCCAGATTGCTAGCGGCTGCTAAATGGGACGAGGGCTTTGGTTCAAGCTATCCAGACGAGAAACGGGCCTATCTTGAGAAGTGGGGGCCAATCGCGGAACAGCAGTACAAGCAGGAAGAGCCAGAGCAGCCACTTTTGATAGATGATCCTCTGCAAACAGAAGAACAGATGGCTCAGGCCCAAAAGGCCTGGGATGAACTAAAGAAGCATCCCCTTGTGCAGGTCTTGACACAACGTTACCAGGAAGCACAAGAGCACGTACATGGACCGTTCGTGTTCTTGATGAACCAGAACCACAATGCGCTGCGGGGCTGTGTTACCTGTGGCGCTACGTGGGTTGGCCTCATGGCTGGTGAGGCGAAGGGCCTCGTGTGGCATCCTGTCGGGGAATTGCCGGAGGAAGAAGAGGAGTGATGAGCGATGAGCAGCGGGATTATGTCGTGATGCTTGATTTTCAGTTCTTAGGCATACACGTACTGGCTGAGAATGAAGAGCAGGCCCGTGAACTTGTGCTAGCAGCGCTAGATAATCTCCATACCGAACGAGAACCAACCGGCATCGCGGGCATTGAGTACGGGCTGAGAAGTACAAAAGTTCTGCCCGTTGAAGAGGGATGAGTAATGCAATTCGATGAAAGCTATATGCAGGTAGCAAAAGAAGTGCTGGATGAATTGGACCGGTATAAGGGATATTCATACGCCAGCCGTTTTCAAAGCCCCACTGACATCTCACGCCTGGCAGTTGCCATAGAGCGCGCCGTAGAACATCGCCTGGCAGGTAACGCATGCGCGCATGAGGAGCAATGCAAAGGGATAGAATATGTCGGTGGGCACTATCAAGAGGGAAAGTGAATAACACAGAAAGGAGGAATAAGCTATGCCAGAAGAAGATCAGAACCTGGGAGCGACCGTTGATGCAGCTGCGGCTGAAGAAGTTGCGCCTTCGCCGAAACGAGGACCGGGCGGTAAGTTCGTCTCGGCTGCCGATGCACCTGTCAGTTCAGGCAATTGCGCCGGTGAGTTGGTTGAAGTGGGCTCACCCGAAGGTGTGACGTACAACACGTATGAGTGCCAGGTGTGCCATCAAGTCCTGCACGTCGGCCTGGAAGACCTGGACGAGAATGGGCTGCCAGGTGAGCATTCGCCTCTGGGCGTCTAGGTGGGACAGGTCATCTTTGACATCGTTATTGGCGTGCTTTCGCTCTCTAGCCTCGTCATGGGCACAATTACCTCTATCCTTCTACGCAGAAGAAACGAGGAGCTGCGCCGCTACTGGCATGAGAGAAGGGGGCAGCCATGAGGCGCAAGAGAGCGGATCACCGCGTCACCAGCGATATGACGGTCTATGCACGGCGAGCACTGCTTCTCGGCCTTGCGGCCCTTGCGGTGCTCGTACTCATCGGCGTTGTGCTCGTCATGCGGTGACACGAAGGGGCCGCGCCAACCTCAGCGCGGCCCCATGCTTGACTTACTAGCAATCGCATGGATCACGGAAACGTCCCAGGTACACCACCTGGTTCTCAGGTGTGGCTGGCACAACCACGTATTTACGCATGACGGCGATCTTTGCGCCACAATCGATGCAGGAGCCGATGCGCTCTTCGTCCTCATCGAGACGAGCGCGATGTTGCTGCAATAACGCCGTGAAGTCATCATTCGTCATGTTCTGATACACCTGTTTCCACTCTTGATCGGTCATTGTCTGATCCTTTCTTTCTGCCCTTGCGGGCCACTAATCCCACTTGAGCTTGCGCAGGGCATCGCTGTATTCTGCCCTGGCATCAAGATCAGCTTCCTTGCTTTCCGCCTGGAAGGGGCTGGCATAGCCCTCGGCAACGGAGCCTGAATACTGTACCTCAAATGGGAAGATGGACTTGAGATGCGCTGTTTCAAAGTTGCCTGCCTCCAGGTCGGAGGCAAGAATATCACATGTTGTCCCATCGGGGAGAGCTCCAAGAAACTGTGTCAACTCACCAAAAGATGGGATAGATGTTGTAATGGTCATTGCTCTGCCTTTCTGCCCTGTCGGGCTACTCATTTGTACCTGGCATACTTGCTGCGGATGACGAACTCGACATCCCCGTCGTCTAATAGATCAACATGGGCTTCTGGATAATCGCTGTGGGACCAGGTCATGACCCACCCATTTGTGCCCTGTAAGAGCGTATTGACGGTGACATCTCTGCCTGCGAACTTTGCCAGTACGACCTTTTTTTCATTGAGCGCTTGTTGTGCTTCTTGTACAGTTGCCATTGTCGTTCCTTTCTTTCTGCCCAGGTCAGGGCTGCCACCACGGGCGGGCGGGCGGCTATTGTTCTAACGACGCTTCGATGTACTCACGGCGGCTCTTGCCGCTGGCATCGATCTTTGCCAGCAAGTCTTCGCGGATTGGCAGAGATACAGTAGTATATCTGCCTTGTATCTCTTTCGGGCGACCTACGCGCTCACCTAGACTTAGATTGTTGTCTTTTGCTGTACTCCGTATCCAGTCTTCAAGTTCTCGCACGCTCGTAAACTCATAGAGTTCGCCGAGCCATTCAACCTTGTAGAAGCTCTGATCTG